GTGCCTACCCTAATTGTAGCTTCATTATCACCGATGAGTTTAGGGTTTACGCCCCTAATTTTTTCTTTATCGGAATTAATATGAAAACTCATGGCGCTGTCGTATCCTTGACTTTTTTCCTATATTATATTTAGCACTAAGCCCAATCAATACTTATAACTTCTGTAGATACCGCCCATTTAATAGTTTGTACCGTTCCTGATCTTATGGTTGAATAACTAAAACGATTGGTTGCAGTGAATGGTTCTATAGTCCAAGATTCACCAACAGGAACGTCATGTTTAATAACTGTTTCCATAGTAGAAAGGACTGTGGTAGCACCATCACCTGCAGTATATACAGAACTTTCTAATTTTCCTGAATACACAACTCCAGATGGATTTACCGCAATATAATGTCCTGTAATAAAATTCATTGTGTTATTTGAAAGTGTGATGTTAGTTCCAACATCATCTAACTCAAGCGTAGAAGTATTGAGACCTCTTAAAATATATCTTACTACATTGCTATCTGGATGAAAAGAATTTCTGATTCCTAAGGTATTAAAATCTTTCGCATTTTTATCCTTATCAACAATAGAAACATCACCAATAGAGAATCCTCCAAGAGATTCAAATTCTTTTAAATTTGTTGTCATTTTACTTAATTTCCTGTATTAGTACGGTGAAGTTAACAATATCACCAGTGTCATGATCATCCGATAAAGTCAAAGTTATTCTGGGTTCTGTTGAAGCAGTAAAATCAAAAGCAGATGTGTATTGATCAGCAGAGGTATTCAAAGATGCATATTCATTATGGAAGATGTCTGTGCCATTATCTATAACTGAATATTCTGTCATAGATCTTTTACCAGATGCAGATTTAGAAACTACTGATACCTTACATCCTTTACTACTTCCACTTGGATATAAAATAACAGCGGAAGATTCTACTCCACCTTTAATTAACGCAAATGTTGCTGTGCTAATTTTATAATCTGCTAATTCAAATTCTTTTAGTGCTCCGTCAAGAACTTTAACACCGTTAAAAGATCCACTTCCAAAAGTTGTGTTTAAGAAAACATCACCTTGATCATCCAATCTTAAAATAGGATCTACATTTAATCCAGAAGACAAACCAAAATCAAGATATTGTTTTGTGCTACTAATAAATGTACGGTCGGCACTAGTGTTATCAACAGTAGTATCACCAGCATTTAATGTTACAATTTCCGCAGTAAGTTCTAAACTATTTCCTCCGGTTGTGATAGTATCAATGTTTGTAAAATCTAATGAACTTACAGAAAGTTGTAAAGTGTTTACATTATTATTATAAAAATATAAAATATTCTCGTTTGCTGCAGGAGCAGTTTCAGGAATAATGTATGTATTTCCATCGACATCTCTTACACCACCAAGGGAAGACCAGTTAGTACCACTATATCCTTCAAATTGTAAAATTTCTGTATTGAATCTAATAGAACCAGGACCAGCTGGCGCAAGATTTTTTGCATTATTATCACCTGCAGGAATTCTAAAATGAGTATTGGAATCAACAATAGTTTGTTTTCCTGGATTTGGTTTAAAAATTAAATCTTCAATAAGAGAAGAAATTTCATTAGAACTAATTTTAATTTCAGAGTTAACAATTAGAGGACAGTCTTTATTGGGACCAACTCTAACTTCTTCTGCTTCATTAAAGATAATTGGAGAAACTGCAATTTGACTCCAAGTTAACTGTGCTGTTCCATTATTTTGAGTACCAGTAATATGCACAGGTTCACTACCAGATGTTGCTGTAGTTCCATCAGAAGTTACTTCATATAAATTATTTCTGTACTTAATATACTGACCAGTTGTTATTGGAGTATTTGCCGCCCATTCTGTATATGCCGGAATCCCAAGTCTAGGTGATGCAAGTTCTTTTACACCTTCAAAACGTAACTGATTTTTAGTTAATTTTAATGTATTGATACTATCATTATAAAAATACAAAGTATTATCATTTGCCCCTGTAGTAAGCTCTGCTAGAATATAAGTATTACCATCAATATCACGAACTCCACCTAATGATGACCATGATTGTGTTGAATCATTGTATCCTTCATACTGACCAGAATCGGTATTGAATCTAATAGAACCATTGGCACGAATGCCAGCTGGAGGTCTTTCTAGAGTAGTTCCAGAAGGAATGTTTAGTGAAGTTGAAGAATCAATTGATATACATCTAGTTGAGTATGGTTGCAATACAAGATCATAACCAGATAATGTTTTAATTTGATTATTTTCAACAATAATTTGATCGTTAGAATTAAATCCCCCTAATGCTTTTACTGATCCTGATGTAGATACATCTCCATCAGAAGATGCCACAGTAAAAAAGTTACCTACTAAAAAATTTGATTGTGATTTAATATCAGTACCAGTTAGTAATAGTTGATTATTGCTAGAAACAACTGGAGTGTTTACACTTGCGGTTGATGTTATTGTTGCTGCATTAATAACATTAGAAACTGTTAAATCTCCTACAGTGGCAGTTGTGGAAATAATGTCAGTTAGAGTATTTCTTCCTTCTACAATATCAAATTTAATGTTTTCTACCTCTGTAATTTGATTTACATTAATAGAAAGACCGCTTCCAAATACTTTTGGATTGTTTGTGTCAATCGTAAGTAAACCTTCTTCCCCATCTTCACCTCCCATATTTGGGTGAATACCACAATAGTAATATAAATTTGGAGTTAAATCTGATATTTTTATAGTTTTTGTATTGGAACCACTTACCACACCATCTGTATATGGGACACCCGCGAATGATAATGTAGAAGATCCATTACTAGCAGGAAACTCTGTTATTGTTAAAGTGGTAGCATCAACAACAGTATCTACAAAAGTATTACTCGCTACTTGACCAGCATCACTTACTCCAGATTCTACACTCATTCCAGCAAGAATACCGGAAGTATCTGCTAATGTAATTGTCTTAGATGATGTTGATAGAGTAGCACTAGTAGATATTAAACTTGGTGTATTAGGTCCATCTGGAAATTGACTAAAAATAAATGGATGTCCAGTTACAGTAGAATAGTCAAAGATGTATGTGTTTCCTGAGTATAATGTTAAATCTGGAGTTAGATTTCCATCAATAAAAAATTTATTACTATTAACAGAAGTATCTACAGTGTAGTCAACAGATGTTCTTGCTAATGTTAATACATCTCCATTTACGTATGATCCTTGTTCTATGAACACTGATGTAATATTACCACCACTTTCATTTACTTTGAAGATACTAATTGTAAGTGGTTGTGGTAGTCCACCTGGGTTGAATTCAAATGTATCTGATGCTAAAATAGATCCAGCAGAAATTGTTCCTGAAAACACTAATTCTGTTACAGGATTAACAGTTACTGCTAGTGATGTTGGTTGTACTAAATCAAAAGGTGATACTGATAATACGTCTCCTTTAATATATCCAAATCCTGGATTATTTACAGATACAGAATCGGTAATTCCGAGAGCATTAATTGTATAAGTCCATGGAGTATTTGTGTTATAACCAAATGCTGGAGTAAATGTTAGTGTTGCAGATCCTGCTAATGACGGCGATTGATTTAATGTAAGAAGACCGTTGGATGAATTATATGATACAACAGTTGTGTTTGATGTGAGAGTTCCAGGACCAGCTGATGTGGTTACAATATCACCATCTGAAATTGCAAGACCAGTACTAATTGTTGTTTCCTCCAAAGTTCCTTGAGAGGAAATTGTTAAATTTGCCGAACCATCTCCAGTTGGATTTTGGTCTAGTGTAATTGTACTATTAACACTGTCTACTGATTGAACTTCTGTTCCGGGGAATAAAGTTCCTGTTGACCCATCTTCAACAGTGATAAACATTCCTACAACTATTCCTGCCGTGCTCGGAACAGATACAGTTGCATCTACAGTACTTAAAGTAACAGATACATTGGAAATTGATGATTTTAACGTAGCGGATTGTCCAGTAATTTGTCCTGGTAGTGTTAAAACATCTCCTAGTTGATAATTATTTCCTCTATCTGTCCATTGTAAATTTATAATTGATCCAGATTCTGCATCAACAGTATATTCAAATCCAGATCCAGTACCTCCAACATCAGCATTATTAACTGATAGAACATCTCCAATTTGATAACCGCTACCTTGGTTTGTAAATGTTAACCCGACAACATTTCCAATCGCACCAATAGTGATAGTGCCAGTTGCATTAGATCCATTTCCTCCTAATAAAGCAACATCATTATAAATTCCTTGTGTATACAGAGTTCCTGCATTTGTCACAGAACCACTAATTGAGGATACACTAAAATTTACAGTTGCCCCAGTTCCATTGCCACCAGAGAGATTAACATTTTGAAAACTTCCACCAATATAATCTACACTATATGCGTTAATATCTCCTGCATGAGCAGTAATATCAACATCTACAGTTGCCGCAGTACCAGAACCACCAGTTAGTAAAATGTCTGTATACGAACCTCTATCATAGTTTGAACCAACACTAGATATCGATAATCCAGAAGTTATTAATGATTTTTTCTTAAAATCTAAGAAAGAAAAAATACTAATACTAGAATTATTGTATTCAAAGATTTTTTTATCTCCTGATACAAATCCCACAGTTTTAATATCAGATTTAAACAAACCCAAAGAACTGTCATTAATAAAAGCTAATGATGGCAAACCTATAGTGCCATCACCTAACCTCAAGTTGCCTGTAGCGAGATCACTACCGCCAGCAGTAACGTTAAAAATTTGATCACCAATTTGATTAATTTTGATCCTTTGTTTTTCAAAGGTATCAGTTCTAGCGACATTAATTGCTGGCATTTTTTATTAACTCTCTAAGTAGGGATTTGATTTCAGAGACTTCATCCTTCAACATATTTATGTCGTCCAACGCGGAATTTAACTGTCGCTGCTTGCGTCTTGCCTGGATAGCAGAATCGCTGTGATTGACTATGGCACCTGAGGTCTCGTCTCTGACAAGACCATCATGCCCTTTAACTTTAATATAACCCATACGCGGAAGTTAGAATGCAGCAACTGCACGAATATCTTGAATCTTCGGAACATATGCAGGATCATTTCCTTTCATGACAATCTTAACAGCAAATGACGAGAACTCTGGAAGATCTGCTACGCTGTAAGTAATATCCTGATAAGATTCTTGTTTCTCAATTACACTCGAAATGCTATTTTCAGGGGTAGCAATTTCTAGAGAATTTGGTTGACCGGTGCCATTGAAGTATTCCCAATCAATATCCTCAAAATTTTCATTACTGGATGCTTTTTTGAATTTGTATAAAACTTCAATATCAGAAAGATCTCTAATATTCAAAGTTAAATGAACATCAATTGCGGTAGCTGGATTTGAAATAGCAACTTCCTTTGTAATATATTTGGCAATAGAAGAACTATTTCTAGAAGTAAGTTCTGAAACGAATTCAGAACCATTGCTATATGTCATAGTGCCAACTTCCAAGAAAAGAACTTCATCAGCAGGTTGATTTGGATATGATACAATATCACCCACACGGAAGATATCAGAAACTTGGTCAACTAATTGTGCTTTTCTAGCATATGCATCATTGTCTTGGATTCTTCCATTAAAATCTCCAGCAATAGGTTGAGTGTCAGTCCTCAATGTCAATTCTTGTGTTCTATCATTCCAAATTACTGCTTTACCAGTAATAATATTGTCATAAGTTTCTACTGGTGTAGCTGGATTTCTTGCTGTAATTGTGGCAGCATCAGGAATTTCCTGGAAATCTTGAATTGGATTGGTATCAACAATTGCTCTTGGAACATCTACACTATTGACAGTTTCAATTAGTGTTGGTTGGTTTCCTAAAGTAACTCTTTCTCCTTTCTGGAAGAACTGTGAAGTTTTTAGTTTTACCCAAATTGTATTTCCACTAACTTTTGCAATCTTACCAACTGCTTTAGAGTTGTATCCTTCAATTGCTTGATCATTTTGGATAGTAACTCCAGTAATGTTAGAAACAGTAAACGAGTAGATTGGATAAAATTCAATAACTTGATCTCTTCTTCCATAACGATCTTCCTGTCCATATGCTTTTTCTATTCTGTTAGTAGATGTCTTCACACTGGAGGTTGAGAGATCCACAACAGGTGAAAGATGTGATACTGTAGAAGATAGTTCTAACTTATATGATAGAGAATTTGTTAAATCATTTAATATTTCATTAATACTCGAAGAAATAAATTTTTGATTAGTAAAGTAATGGGGTTCATTTAAGAAAGTTTTTTCATAATCAGACTGATCATAAGAATCATAATTAATTTTGGAAGCATCTACTGCAATGACATTCGTAGTTTTTACCGTAGATTCTAACTTAGTTCCAGTAAAAGTTAGATATTGCATTTGTGGATATAAAGTTTCGTATTTCCTGTTATAAGAAGCATAAACTTTATCTCCCCCACCTATAATATTTCCAGAAGCAGAAATAGATGATGTGATATCATACGTATCAACTCCACTATTAGAAATCTGGAATAATGTGTTGTTTAAAATATCAGATGTTATACCACCGGTTTCTAGTGCTGTTCTATAGAAAACATAAGAATCTCCAAGAGTTTCAAATCCATGATCTCTGTGATTAACACGTACAATATTGTTATTGTTTCTAAACAATAACGAAGTTGCATTTGTGTTTGCTGTAGCACTGGTTTGGAATGGATTTTTTTCGAGAAGTTCATATCCCAAATCTTCATTCGTCAGGACTAACTCTGCAGTTCTTGTAATATCAAACTCTGCTCTATACATCTTAAATTTGATATCTTCAAAATTATCTTCCGTCCAATTCTCAGTGTTCTGAGATCTGTAAACAGAACCAAGCGAGGGTTGTGTGGTGATAACTGTGCTTGTGGCAATATCTGTTTCGCCAAGTCTTGATACCCATAGTTCATAATCTATCGAATCTGTTTCAACAGCAAGAGCATATTCAGTATCATTTTGTAAATAAACAGGATGATCGAAAGAGAAATGTGTGGGTGTAGTAGAGTTTGTGAGACCCTCGGAATCAATTGCTACGCCCATTCTAACGGCAGGGGTATCAATCTCTATGTCAGTTTCAATAACACATCCTCCAGCGCCATTTCCAACGCCTCTGACGACTACTGATGGTGGTTCTGTGTATCCAAAACCAGTCAATGAAATTTCTGTGTTATAAATTTTACCACCAGAAACTTCTACTCGTGCAGTTGCAACTGATCCTCCTGGAAGTTGTGGACTCTCAATTGAAATGATGGCACTATCATAATTTAATCCAGGGTTTAGAATTTTAACAGCAGAAACTTTTCCACTATCTTTTGCAATAGTCAATACCGAATTTGTTCCTTGGGTATTATTTGATAAGATTACTGATGGTATAATCAAACTTTCATTTTGATTGAAAGAACGACCATTATGGTTATCTAGAACCATGGTGTAAACTTGTTCATTTGTCAGTAGATATCTTCCTGAAGAGGAAGGCACCAGGTCAACGCCATTTTTATCAATAATTTTGGCAAGAGGACCACTTGCAGCAGAAGTAGAACCAGTAATTGATTCTCCCTGAGTCAAGTAAACATTTCCGTTAGTAAAAATTTTAAGGAAAGTAAATGGGGATATAACTTTTTCTGTGCCAGGAATAATATTTTTTCCTGGTTTATCTGAGTCTACATTTGTCAAGTATACTTTAACTGGAATTTTATTACTTTTTTTATTAAAGTATAGATCAAGACCAGTTGTAAATATACCTCCCTCATAGTTTTCAACTTTAAATGTCTGAGCAAGTGGATTTGGTCTTACAGGATTATCGGTATTGCTATCTATGAATTGAACACCTTCATTTGCTTTAAAGAAAGATGGTTTCGTTGAAACAATTGTTCCTGGATTTTCTGGCAAAATACCAGTTGCATAATATTTAACTTCTGCATAGGTAGTTACAGTGGACTTCTCTTCATCTGTAGGACTAGAAGTAAATCTAAATGTTTTGATACCTGCTGCAATTTTTACTTCTTCTCCAGAAGAATCATATGATAAGGTATCTACATCTCCAGTCCAAGTTGTATTTTCTTCTGGTGGAAGACCAGCAGGAATAACAATAATACCACTAGCATTTCCATCATCATCTGTAGTTACTGGTCCATTAAAAGCAGATGGAGAATTACCAGCGATCCCAGTAAATCTGAGATCTGGATTTACCCAACGACTAATATTCCTACCTTCCAAAAAGACAGAAATAGTAGTATTTGGTTTCAGTCTTCTAACAACAAACTTAACTGGAATACTTCTAGCAAAGAACTGCAAAGCAGAAGATACAGAATTTCCTCTTATAGTCTTAGTTTGAACTCCTTTCGCAACATCATTATTTTTCGGACTGATGTTTGAAGAACTAGCAGTGGACGCTAGTTTTACTTTTGACTGTGAATCTTGACTGTTAATACTACCAAGAGAATTAATCGAAGAGAAAGATGGTGATGAACCAACCCAGTTAATTACAAAAGAATTATACAAACTAGAAAAACTTTCTTTTACATTTTCTTTAGATAAGAAAATTTTGTATAGATCAGTATTAGTATCGACAACTAGTGGTTCTTCTGTGGTATCATACCATTGATCAATGCTTGGTGATAAAACAGAATCTCCAACATATTGAAGAACAACAAATGGATTTGGATTTAGTGTTTTTGATGCAAAATTATTACCAATAAATTCTAAATTGGAATATGGCAGAGTAACTATATCTCCGGATTTTTTGTATCCAGAAACAACTCTTTGATCTTCTCTAGTATTTACTTCTTTAAGTATAAAAGAATCTTCTTTTGATTGTGGACGTAAGACTGATTGCTGAGAATCAATAGAACACTGATAATCTAATGAAGTTAGATTTCCTGTTCTGTGTGATTCAAAATTGTCTACTAAGAAACCAGACTTAAATCTATCAAATCCAATCTCATCTTTAACTTGCATATTCAATGCCTGTTGTTCTAGAACACTAAGCGTGGTATAGTATTCAAGTCTCTCAATACGTTTTTCTAGTTTGCCGATATCACGCATTGTATAACGACGATTATCAACAGGAGTAATTCTTACATCTTTACTATTTTGTGTGAATGCAGGAATATATGCATAGAATAAAGGAATCGCATCATCAACAGGATCTGGTTTTGATGGATTGAGTGAAGAATTGCCTTCTTTAATAATAAATTTACCATTCTTGTTAAGAAATACACCGTCAATTCTGTCTAGGTATTGAATTTGACTGAACGATAATGTATACTCTAAATTCGTATCTGATGCAGGACTAGAAGAAATAATGGCACCAGCACCAGCAAATGGACCAATTGATGATGCTAAAGATGCAGTATCTTGGAAACCAGCAATAGATGCGGTAGTATCTACTTTAGGTCTAAAATCTAGAATATTTTTAAGATTAATAATACCATAAACAGATGAATTAAACGATGGGATTTCATCTTCAGTTACTCCCGCTTCGTGAATATAACTATCGACGGTACAAAAATCTCCAGCAGAATGCTCAAAGTAATCGAAAGCAATTAGAAGTTGTCCAGTAGTCTGTTCATATCCTGGTTTTAAAACTAATCTAGAAACATCATAAACAGTGTCTCTTTGACCATTATCGAATGTGAATCTATCTGTAACATCAGAACCAGAAATTAAACTTCCTGCAGAATCTGCTTGAGGTGGTTGAGTAGCACTACCTTCATAAACATATCTAAGTTTATAAGCATCAGAATATGAAAGTGTTTCAACAACTTCAGTGTCGTAATTAATACCTCTAAATGGAATTACTCTATCACCACTGGAAGTAATTACAATTCTTCTATTTTCTACAGAAGTTTTTAATCTTGGTTTTGCATTCTCTACTTCTAATGTGGCAGTCAGTTTTAACTTTGGATAAGTTCCATTTGATGGAATTGTTCCAAAATATGTTGTTGGCAATTTCAGACTAATGCTTCCGGCAATAAGTCCACTACTGGTATCAGTAGATGAACTAATTTCTACTGCATCTTTATCGATATAAACAATATCTCCTGTATGTACATTAGGAGAATCACCTGGATCTAGAACAGTAATGATGTAATTTTCTTCTGTAAAAGCAGCGAATCTTTGTGTTCCAAATGGCAATTGTGCAGCAAATGTAATTACACCACCGGAAGTAGCCGCAGTAGTTACAAAATCTCTACGGAAAAAATATTTAATTTTAGTTTCTTCTGGTGTTGAAGAAATCTGTTTAATTTGATTACTTCCGGTTGGATAAATCAGAGTTCCTTGATTTGCATTTCCAACTCTAGGACGCAAACGTACAATGCTAGTATTAACAACATCACCAGGAAGCATTGTATCTAGATAGATTCTGGTCTTGAATGCTCCTTGTTTTATCGTTGCATACTGTATAGTAGAACGTACTAGATTATTATCCGTATCAGAGAATTGAATGATGTCGCCCTGTTGAAGCACATTACTAGCATCTGCATTAAAACTAGTAGATTCAATAAAGTTATATCCTTTATCTCCAAAGAAAGTAAAATCGGTAATAGATTTAATTTCTGCAAATTCTGCATCATCAACTACAACATCTGCAGTGAATACATTTTCTCCAGCAGATCCATACTTGGCAGAAACTGATTTTACATTTTGCGGAGTATATGTTGTTATTGCATTTCTAGTTAGAACTGCTAAAATAACTGCACCTTGAGCTGGTGTCGCAGAACCATCAGGTTGCTTTACAGTTACTGCTGGTGGTTGTGCATATTCTGTAGATAAAGCAGACTTATTTTTAATCTCTGCTCTATAAAAAGCACCGCTGTTCAATCTTGCCAGATCAACAACAGAATTGTCATATTCAACACCATTGATTACAATGTTTGAATTTTCTGCATATCCAAGACCAGGATTAGTTACAATAAAATGAGATACTGTATTATCCTTTGCAATTTTAACTACATTTCCACCTTCATCCTTGATGGATTCTCCGGATTGAAATCTACCAGATAGAGTTTTTATGAACAACAGTTTTCCTACGGAATATACTCCGGAAGGACTACCTTCAACAACTCCATATGCTCCAGATTTTAAACCAAATATGTATTTGCCAATTCCAAATGCTCCTTGTGTAGGGACAGTATCTAATAAAATTTTAGTAAAGAATTCTGGATCAAAATAAGACAATCCAAAAGTAGCATTGTAAGTTGCAGATCCATCAGCTTGACGACCTTGCGATAAAATAATGTCAGAGTCGCTATTAAATCCAGATCCTTTTTTCTTGAGAGCGAAATTATTTGGTTTTGCTCTACCAATAACAGGTGTAATTGTTTCACTGTAATCTACAATGAAACCTATTTCGTTAGCATCTGTAGATGCATCTGCACTAGTAAGGAAAATTTTTCTTTGATAATTTGAATCTCCTAAATCAAACTCTACAAACAATAAATCTAAATCATCTTTCTTGCCAAGAATTGTCAATTCCAAAAATTTAACAGAATCATTTGCATTGATTAATGGTTTGTTGACTTTTGCAAAAGCGATTCCTTTTACTGTTGAAGTGGAGGTTGCAGTACCTGCATCATTTCTGGTTTTAATGAAATGAATTTCTCCAAATAAAGTATCAAAGTTTGCATCTGTGATACTTGAGAGAGGTTGTGTTGTGTTAGTTACTTCAACAACAATAGTCTTTGTGGCATCATCTGAACCAAAAACTTGTCCTCTTCTATCTGTTGTTTGTCTGTGATCAGTAGGAAGTTCAGAATTTCCTAATCCTACAGATCCATCATTGAATGTAGAATATAAGTTAATGTATGGATACGCAGTAAGATCTGCTCCTTCTTTGTTAAGAGGAACACTACCATATACGTTAGTGATATTTAAAGTTGGGAGGGATTTAGTTTTTAATCTAATATTATCACTAGTAAGACTTGCTCTCGCCTTATTGATTTCTAGATACTTAGTCTCTTTATTGACAATTTCGTATCCTTTGATGTATGCTTTGCCTGTGCTGACACTAGCTAACATCTTTCTTGATGCTTCTCCTTCAGTTAGACCATTGTAAAGTCCAAACGCATCTGCTTTATACAGTCCGCCATTTTTATTTTTTTGTGCATACTCTCTGACATCAATATCAAAGTTGCCAACAACATAGTCTCCACTTTCGTCAAATGTTCTACGTGCAAGAGTTTGCTCAATCAAACTATAATTAGTTGGTGATACCTTTCTTTGTACTGCACCTCTTAGTGTGGTAAGCAACTGGATGAAATTTTTATCTGTAGTTTGATTGAATTCAAACTTAACTAATTTCAATGAAATTTTTAATCTATGTGCTCCTGGAGCAGTGAAATTGGAAGATCCAATAGAATTGTCATAAAGACTGGCATCTTCTTCTGGAGTGATAATTTCTTCTTGGATTCTAAATCCTACTTTTGAAGAAGGACTATTGTAGTAATCATCAATTACTAAAATTTCTTTACTACATCGTACAAAATAACCATTAACAAAATATATTCCTTCTTCTACTTCTACAGCAGAAGCAAATCCCATCGCGGGACTTTCAATTGAAGTTACGTCTCCCGTATCCGGATTTGTGAGTTGAATGCTGGTAGGAAGTACGCTACCATCAGTACCAACAACTAACAATGGTGTATTGATACCGTCAACAACTTCTAGAGTTTCTCCTTGACGAAATTTTGATTCATTATTAGAATTGCCACTGTTTAAGTAGTTTACATAAACAGTATCAGCAGTAGTTTCTGTTGCTAATTTTGTTTCTAGAACAGTGGAGATTACGCCAGAATTTAATCCTCGCAATTGTCTGCCAATTAGTTGACTGATATCATATTTTTTGTATACG